TCGCAATGTTCTATTATTATTAGGGATAATCCATTTATATTTCTTTGAGGTTGTTCTATCTAAAAGATAGGGAACAAGTACGTCTCCGAAATTTTCAAGCTCTTCTTTATTTTCTTTCACCCGAGACCACCAAAAGACATCTATAATCGAAAAAACCAAATGTACATAATCGAAAAACCAAATGCCCACAAATTTACATAAAAGCAAAACCCGTTTAAATCACATTTAAACGGGTTTTAAACTTCAAATTGTATAGTTTACTTGAATAACATTATATCCGTGTAGGAAGAGTTGTAGTTCACACTGGTGTGCATTTCAACTTTCTCTGCCTCTGCAAATGGATTACTGGTTAGAGTTCTATTCCCAACCCATTCACATAGCTCAATAATGGAAGATTTATTGGAAGTGAAGTAAAAGTACCTTTTATCATCTAATACACTTAAAACATCAAGGTAGTCACTAAGACTCCAGTAATTCTTATAAGTGGTGGTTTGAGTTTGTAAATATGGATGATCAATTAAGAAAATCACATTTTTATCATCCTTATGCTTTTCCACAAGTTCTTTGTAGTCAATGCAAACAATTTCAAGACCATCTAAATAACCATCGGCTTGGTAATCATTTACTCTAACACAATTGTAAAGAGTGCTTTTTTCCAAATCTTCATAATTCATAACATACTTCATGCTAAATAGTAGAGATGAAGACAAAGTTATATAGTCTGCATAGCCATACTTCGCTTCATGCGTTTTAATTAGATCTAAGATCTTATTCCTTTCAGAGTTAACAATACGCTTGTCTTTAGGGAGGTTTGCCGTTACAGGCCGCAATTTGCCCAATAACTCATTAGTTTGATCTATTGCATCTATGCGCTCCCGGTAATTATCAAAATCATTGTAATAAACTTTAGAATCTGGATAATGATCTTTAACCGTATGAGATAGTAATCCGCTGCCTCCAAACAAATCTATGTAAGTTGCATCCGGTGGATAATCGCTCAAGGCCTCTTTAAAACTTTTTAGAAATTTTCTCTTTTGCCCCATAAACGGAAGGGGTGCCGCTTTGTACACTTTCTTTTTCATTTAAAATTATTATAAGTTATATTTGTAATCGCCAAACACAAATAATGCTACACGATATCGCAAGGTCATGTCCCCAGTCGATGTTGTATAGCATTATTTTTTTGTGTTTGGCGATGCAGAAAAATCTGGGGGCTTTTTTTAAGCACCCAAAAAGTGTAAAATATTTAGTAGTGTGTATGTCCTTCGTTATATTTTTTAGGGTTTCTAATTGCTTCAAAGTAGATGTCTAGGTATAATTGCCTAATTGCATTCGTATCAAACAATTTTGTTGCTTTACCATCTTGTATCTCGGCCATGATATTATAGGAACAAAGCAAGCAATGCCTTAAACCCATGTGGTGACCTATTTCGTGAAATGTTCCACGCATTATCTCATCATCGCTTTCGTACTTTCCTATTCCTATATTAATTGTGCAAACTCCATTTGTATGCTTATGATCATTCGCTCCATTTGGAAAGAATAACAAGTTATCTATGGTGTATAGACGTTCCCTTACTTCTATGCCCCGAGCTTCAGCCATTTCAACATAGGTGTCCAAAATCTTCTTTGCAAGTTCCGGACGGTTGCTAGCTGTTTTTTGAGCAAAGCAAAAAGAGCTGAGTAAAAGAAATAAGAAGGTTAAGTGTTTCATTTTAATTAGTTGCTGTAGAGCGAATCATTGCTCTTTGATCTTTTTGTTTTGTGGAAAGTTGGAAACCTAGAACTTCAGCCTGTCTTTTAAAGCAGGGTTTACAATCGCCTTGGCGTAATTTCATTAGGTATTCCTTTTCAGATATAAAACCTTTGTCTTGAACTATCCAACGTTTACCGTTGCTATATAAAGTAGCTTGACCATCACAAATGGTTACGACTATAAAATTTGCAATTAATGGCGGATTTGGCTCTGTAACCAATTCCTGAGCACCGCAGCTTGTAATTGCCAAACTGAAGGCGATAATTAAGAATAGTGTTTTCATAGTTATTATTCTAAAGTTATAATTGTTAAGATTTCATCAAGGTAGCCGAAAAGATTAATTGAAAAGTATCTTGCACGTCTGAAACATTGTAAAGGTCTCCAACCGACAACCGACCCGACTTGTTGTTATCTGGCAATATTGTTGGGTTGTCCGTAAAGTTCAAAGCGTAAAAATGATTTACAGCATTTAGAACGTTATTTGCGCCCTTTGTTTCCCATCCAACGCCTCCAACCTCGACGGTATAAAAGCCGATTTGTCCCGCCAAAAATCCTACGAAAGGGAGGCTTATTATTACCAATTGAGATAAGGCAGCTTGATCGATTAATGCTCTATCTATCGACATGTTAAAATTAAATTGCTTTTTGTATTCGTCATAGTAACCAGTGTTTAGGCTTAAACCTGGAATAGTTATCGGGTTAGATGCTACATTGGTCGCACTATCTCTGAATGTAGGCGTCCAAGTTTTCGGGTTCACATCTTCTAGGTCTCCGCTTAAAATCCAATGACTTTTATTTCCGATACCAGCCTCGGTCTTAACAAGAGTAGCTGAGCCTCCTGTTTGTAGTAAAGGCTTTTTTCCGTCAGGAGTGCTTATTTCATTGTTAGTGTCTCCTGAAACTGTTAATGAGACGTTCGGTGTATTGTGAATAAAAATAACGTGAGGTTCACTCCCTAAAAGCGGTCTAGGGTAACTTATTTCTAAAGTTCCACTCTGGCCAATAGTACCAGAATGATAAACTTTTATAATTTGACTATCTGACGCACTCAAAGATAATGTAGCTGTTCCCGATACTGTATATCTTTTAACTTTAAGGTTTAGTTTTGTATTAAAAGCATCCTTCTCTGCTGTAGTAAGGTCAGAAACTACATTAGAAAGTCTTTTCCCTGCTATATCTTGAAGCCTTACTATATCTGTAGGGTTCACAGGAGCATCTGCTACGGTTGATTTGGTAAAGTTTTGAATGGCTGTGAAGGTTCGGGCTGTGGTTTTTAGAACATCCTCATTTAAAAAATAATTTCCAACTAAAGCAGAAGTTGGAAGGACGTTGTGATATTTTAAAAGTCCATTATAAATCCAGAAATAAAAACCTCCGAAATAAATTAACCCTTCATTCCAATCAGAATTTAAAGAGTTCCTTTTGGTTATTGAAATAATTTTAGATCGTAATGATATTTCTTGCTCTGAGTGTAGAAATAATCTTCCTGTTGTGGGTTTGCTTATCATTCTATCTGCTCCATTGATAGAATATTGAACACCGTTGATTGTTACTAAATTATTGACAGCATCTATTATTACCCTGCCATCAATTTCATAGTTACCATTTATAGTTGTTATGTATTTAGATTTCCCGTTTAAGGCTGTTTCAATATAAGTTTCTACTGAACCATTATCTGTAACACCTTGAATAGTTAGGGGAGATCCTGAGTAAGTGATTCCTAAATTGTCTATTATTTTTGAAAACCTAGCGCCAGATTCTAAAATAACAGCTTTCCCTAAACCTGTATTTTGGAAGGTGTTTTTATTTATATGGCTTCTTTCTGAGGTTCCATCAACTCTAACACAACTCTTTCCAGAAATCAAATTAGGAAGTAAGAATTTATTACTTTCTACTTCTATATCGCTTGAATCCTGTACGTCTATCGCTGTTTCTGTTAAAGCCTCAAACCAACAACCCTGAACTCTTCCTCCACCTTCAGACCCTGAATTTTTTATAACTATTCCAGATGTATTAAACTGAAATTCACACTCCAAAATACTAACCCCAAAACACCTATCAAAGTAACCAAGTGTTGTGCTGCTATTTTCAAGAGTTACATTTGTAAGGGTTAAGTGATTTGCATTGTAAGCATAAAAACAATTGTCTGTACAATGCTCTATTAAAATCTTTTCAATTCTTATATCAAAATTTGCATTGGAATAAATACGCCCATCGGTAGAAAACCCTTTGTTTAAAAACCCTTCTCTTTTACCTCCATCAATAACCAATCTCTCTATAAAAGTTCTTGGTTGATCTGCGTAAACAACAGCCCTTGTCCCATTTGAAGCAGCTTTTAATACTGTTCCGCTATTAACATCCGCTATATCACCTGACCCGATTAATTTTCTGCCACCCCCTACATAAACATCATTACATATATATGTTTTCGATAATAGCTTAACTTCAGTATGATTGTTTAAGGCATTTTGAATAGCTGTTTTATCATTTGTAACTCCGTCTCCTTTTGCTCCGTAAAACTCAGCAAATACATCTCCTGAAATAACTCTCTTCCACCTTCCTGTGGTAACTGATGTAACTTCTATAATAGTTCCTGAGTTATCCGCTTCTGTACTGATTTCATCCCAATAGAACAAACCACCACCTCCGTCACCTTTGGTGTAATACCCTAGTACTTCTACCGCTTCATTCCCTGTACCCTCATAAGCTTTAAGCGCAGCTATATTCTCAATCTTCTGTGATGGAGATGGCTTATAACCCAATACATTCTGCTTATTCGCCAAAGCAGACGTAAGACCATTAATATTGCTTATCTCAAAGTCAACAAAATCAAGTACATTTCCAGCAGTATCTTTTAACTGTAAAGTATTCCCAGTTAAATCAATAGACTTTGCAAGGTTAGAAACAAAAGCACTCACCGGCACCTCTGCTAGAAGCTCATTTGCATCATTTCTTAACTCTAACTTTTCAGTTGTCTCATTATATGAGAAAACAGTCCCTTCATTATTTAACCATGCAACACTTAATTCAGAAATTAAAATTCCATCAGAATCCTTAACCAAAATTTTCTGGTTAGCCATATCAGCAATAAGATCCAATCCTTCTAATTTTCCAATCCTAACTTCGTGATCTGGTATATTGGCTACATAATTCTTTTCTGCCAATGTGAAATTCTCTTCACTCAATCCAAAACCTTCCGCCTTATCAACTTTCAAATTAAATTTAGCTGCATGAGCTTCCGCATCTGTTAAATGAATTTCAAAAGCTTCTTTTTCTGCTTTTTTATCTAAATATTCAGCTAATTGATCTACAGATGAAAATGGTATCTTTTCATCTCTATGGTAAAAGCTATCAAATAATGCCCAAAATTGGGTTTGAGTGGGTTTTAAACCTGTTTTAAACCAGTTCTTAATTGTACTTAAAGCTGTCTTTGCCATATTAGTTTCCTGTATAAATTATATATGCTAATGTGAAATATGGAGGCCTGTTCTCGTGACCATCACCAGATCCTGCATTATTTGTTTTTGTTACGTCCCGAGCGTAAATGTTTGCATCATGGGATAGTGAATCTCCTGAATTCACCCCTCCAGAATCCCTACTATAAACCGTATTGGTAAGATCGTGATCATGTATAGCCAGTTCATTCTCCGTTAAGGCGTGTCTTTTCTCCCCACCTGTTTTTCCTATTTCGTTATAATCCACATCATTTGGATTGTAACCAACTATAAACATCCCTTGAAGTTGTGGAGTTCCATTTGTACCATTACATAATTGCCAACCAGTCGGAATAGCATCTATAGAACCGGTGTACATTTGGGGGTTTGTTCCGGGAGGTAGTAACCTTCCTTCCAATTCCTTTAAAGAAATGATCTTTTTAAAGTCGGACCAGGCAATACTTCCTTCTCCAGTTCCAAACCCTACCCAACGATGAAAAAAGACATCTTTTTGCTCACCATTCTCAAATATCTTTGGAATCGCTTCTTCAAATATTTTAACTGAAGCCAGTTTATTACCTCCCCTAAATTCTAGCATTTCACCATTTAGAAAAACCACACCGTTGGAAACTGTGGAGCCTGTGAGTACACAACCTTTTACAATCGCTTTATCACCGGCAATTTCACCAATGGCATTTAATAGGTAAAAGCTTTTGTACATCTCGTCTAAGCTGTCAAGTTCAAAAGGAAAACCACCTGTTGTATCAAAATTAAATCTGTTCATATTTTTACTATTAAATATCGTTTTCCGCCAAGGCGATAGAAATCAATTAAAGCCTGAAGCTCATACAATTTAGATTCTACTATTTCTGAAGGGGCATACACAAAAAAATCTGCACCACCTTCAGACATTTCCAGTGCTTGGTATAAATAAAGAGTTCCTATATACTTAGGCCTCTTTTCTCCTACGGTATAGATGTAAGTGGCATTTGTCTTATTACCACCATCTATATAAATTCGCCTTAGATCTGGATCGAGTCTATCATTTAAAGCAGCCCTGAAATAACATATCTGTGCGTTGTGTTCTAGTTTATAAATATTATCCAGCCTCAGTTGCTTCCAGATGTAATGAAGCGTGTAAATAGGGCGAAGCATAGACCATAAAAATGCTAGCGTAACAGGCTTTCGCATTCCCATAGGAAGCAATAATACCGGAAGCTTGTTATAGTCTACTTTATACCACATACTCAATGCTATCAAAATTTTCAACTTTAAAATATCCACTCACTGGGATCGCTTTTACATCTATTGGAATTGCAATTCCATAATCATCTACTAAAGGATCTATCCATGAGGTTTCAATATTTATGACGTGTGGAATTTTTACTCCAGCTACTTTTTGAAGCTTATCTACAAAGTGAGCTACTATAAACTCCCCATCAAATGGCAGTTCTTTCATATATTCATTAATAGCATCCTGTACGGGATAATTCCCGTTGAGTATGCTCATTCCATTAGCATCTAAAACCAATGGATCACGATAGATCCTAAGGTTTAAAAACAGCTTATCAGCCAAATAATTAATCACTGTGATTCTTACTCCAGAAAATTTGAATTCCTTTAAATAAGCTTCAAAAGCAACTTTTACTTCCGCAGGGATTGGAGACAGTTCATCATCAATTTCACCGGCTATCTTTAGGATCATTCTGCTTTCATCTGGACTTTCTACTACAGCTGCATACTTTATTATTTTAGAGTCTTCAATTTGATCTGGAGTATAATTTGTATTATCATACTTATCGGTATCCGTTATAAGAGCAAAACCATATTGAAACTGCAAAGTCATAAACCGGTACCAGTTTTTTCTTCCGGCTTTTTGGTTATAGATCTTATCATCAATCTCTTTTTTGTGATTATCAAATAATTGCTCCAGAACAAAAATTGAAAAGGCAATGATTTCAAAAAGTATATTTTCAAAACTCATGTAAGAAAATTCTTTTTCAAAGGAAGCTTCTAAGGCAAATCCGTACTTTTCAGATAGCGTTGGATCGGCCATAAATCTAGCCGTTATCTCATTCTTTATTTCATTCTTGGATCTTCCCATTATCTTACTATAAATGTTTCTTCTATTATCATTACTCCAATACCATCGGAAACCGGGTTAAATTCTGCATCATAATTTGCAACAGCTGTAGCCGGTTGTGTTTGGCTTAACAATCTTTGCATTACTTTATCTGTAACAGCTGTAGGCGTTAACTCTTCGCCAATAACTACATCATCGGTAATACTTTTATCGTTGACCAAAGACATCGCAAAAGCGTTTTCTAAGGATCCGGTACCTTGCAGTACTAGATCTAAAAAACTTTGTCCTTGTTTAGCTTTCATAAACTGCATCTACTTTAAAAGGTTTGCCTTCATATAAATCCACACGGGTCACTTTCAAACCATCTTTTTCAAATTCCCTGCGTATTTTGTGTCTATATTCCAAAAGGTCATCACTCAATAAAAGATCTTCTAATCCTACACCTAGATCTGCCTTGAATTTGAGCTCTCCGGGTTGATTGATTAAGATCAAAGCCTTGTTTTGTTCCAAAGTATTGCCAACCACTAAACCGCTTACAATTTTACCTGAAGCATCACGAACTGGAGCAATGTTCAAATCCATGATTTCACCCGTATCATTCGTATCTTTTAATTGTATGGCAGTTCCTTTTCCCATTTAAAATAAATTTGAAATGAAATTTATAGCAGCTTCCACAATGTGAATTACACCGGCAATTATCACGATGATCACTATGCCTATTATTACATAGTCACTCAAGCTTAATTTGTATCTCCCGTTCATCATAATATCTATTTTAAAAGTTGTTTAAACTTGGTTTCAAAGGATTCTATAAGTAAAACCGTATCCGGCATAATATTGGTTGATGGACCAGATGGGGTATTTACCTTGAACTGGTTTAACATACTGGTTAAATCATCTAAGATCTCCTTAAAGGATACCTGTTCATTTTTTATCTCCAGTTTACTATCGGTACTATCAATTAAGATCTCAAGACCATCTTGTTTAAATTCCAGTTTTTCAATTTCATCTACTTTTATTACTGTTAGATTGCTTAGATCCCCGGACAAACTCAACAGCAAAACCGTACTCCCTTCTTTGGGAACAAGCTTCATATAATTGCTCCCTTCAGAAATTGTTGCCTTCAGCTTTACATCTGTAAGAACTAAACCACTGTTTAATTCTACCGTACAGCTCTCGCCTTGTACACTAATTACCTTAGCAGTAATAGGAAGGTTGGGATTTGC